ATAATTTGATACGGAAATTATACCAGACAGTAGTAGGACAAATCAACAAGTACAATCAGTATCGCATAGTTTAAAGAGAGGTGGTGGATTTGCAACATATTTTTATTGTAAACATTGACGGAAAGGAAATCGATATGTCCGTCATGCAAAAAGAAGAGAAAGAGACAACAACAGCAGAGCTGGTAAGAAATTACGTAGAATATTTTGGATACCAACGAGAGAAAACCGCGTAAGCGGTACCAGTTGGACAAGCAAAGGAGGGATGAGAGATGTTCTATAAGGCGGCGAAGCTATTAAGCAAAACAGCGATTGCTTTTGGGGTTATGTGTATGGTTGGTGGATGTTCGGTAGAACAACAGGAGCTGTTTTACCTGTATGAAGCTCTTGGACTTGCAGTGTTTGCGGTTGGAGCGTATGCGCTGGAATACTTCCGGATGTTGGAATACCGGCACAGGAAAAGGAAAATAAGGGAGGCGAGAGAGCATGCCAGAAGAGAAGCAGCGTAAGAGCATGAGAACGTCAGAGCTTGATAAGATGATCAACAAACTGCAGTCGCTGGAAAGGGTTGACGGTACATCCGAGTATTACAAGAATAATGCGATCGCATACTTGTCGGATCTGGCAAATCATTTGGATAGGATAGGCGTAAAGACAATAAAAATGCGCCCGGAAGCGGCAACTTCCAGTGGCGCACATAACAAAAAACTCAACTAAATTATAGGAAAATCGGAGGAGAAAGTCAAGTGAATGATGAAGCAATACACATTCCTGCGAGGAAAAAGCAGCAGACAGGTGCACAGATGGCCGTTAAGGTAACACCGGAAGCTTACAACGCATTGGTAGAAATTTACAATGAATCAACATTATCACTCAAACAGATTGCAAGCCTTCTGATCGTGAAGGCTGCAGAGCTAGTGGTTTATGACAAAGAATAATTGGAGGAAATGTCATGGAAGAAAGAAACAACAATGAAGAAATGGTCAAAATTCCTGTGTCGGAATACAAAAAGTTCTTAAAAACGCAGACGAGACTTGAATTTTTAAAAGATTATACATTGAGAAGTAACTACAGCGTATCAAAAGAAGATATCGCAGCAATCATAGGATTTGAATTAGATACGGAGGAAGAATAATGAACGAGGAAAGAATAAAGGAACTTTTGAAAAATACCGGAAGAGAGGGCATTGATGATCTGATCAGTTATATGGAAGAAAATGGTTTCTTCACATCACCATGCAGTACAAGATATCATCTGGCAGAGGAAGGCGGACTCGCAATTCATAGCCTTAACGTATATGAGAATATTCTGAGGATAGCGAGCGGTCTGGGAGTAATAAATGAAGATCGGATGGAGTCTTTTATTATCGTAGCATTGCTTCATGATCTTGGAAAGATAGGACAGTTTGGAAAGCCGAATTATATTCCGAATATGCTGAAGGGAAGAGCGACAAAAGCAAATCCGGATCCAGAACCGAAGCAGAGTGAAGCGCAGCCGTATAAATCCAATCCGGATCTCAGATATGTTGATCATGAGGTTAGATCTGTGGCTATTGCATCCAGATTTATTGAACTGACAGAAGAGGAACAGCTTGCGATTCTCTGGCATAACGGATTATATGGACTGTTTAAATATGAGATCCAGGGAAATGAGACACCACTGTATATGCTTTTGCATTTTGCGGATTTGTGGGCAGCGAGAGTGACAGAAGATGGAAGCAATGGAGCTGAATGATATTGCGGAAATGCTCTGTAGGAATTTGATATCAGAAGGATTTATCATTCAGAGATATGATGCGTATTCTTCCAATAGTATTTATCTGAAGTTGGATTACGGCGTGTGCAATTCTATTCGAATCAGCGATCATCCAGGAAAGAAATATTTGAAATATCGATACAATATAGGACCGTATGTTAAAGAATTTCAGGAAGTGAAAGATAAATTTCCAAGGATTTATTACAGAGAAACGAAAAGTCAAAGTCTTCTGAAACGTATCATCAGAGATAAGAGTGGAAAGCTTCAGTATTACGGAAAAGAAAAATATAAGAAGTTTATGGAAGAAAACAGGATAAAAAATATGAATTCAAAAGGATTCTGGAGTCAGGCGGAGTTAGTTGATCCAGAATTCTATAAGGAGGAAAAGCGAATGTCAAAGGTTATTTGTATTGCCGGAGAATCCGGATCAGGGAAAACAACATCCATGAGAAATTTAGATCCAAAGTCAACATATTACATTGATGCTGACAAGAAAGGACTTTCCTGGAAGGGATGGAGAAAGCAGTACAACAAAGAAAATAAGAACTATCTGGCGTGTGATGATGCAAATGTGGTTCGTCAGTACATCAAGCGCATTGCTGAGGCTTGCCCTGGTGTGAAAGTGATTGTGGTGGATACGATCAATGGCTTGATGGTAGCAGATGAAATGCGCCGGAGCAAGGAAAAAGGATACGACAAATGGGTAGATCTTGCAGCCTGTGTCTGGGATCTGGTGTGTGAAGCCTATACATACAGGGAAGACCTGACGATCATTTTCACAGCCCATACACAGACGGATCATGATGAAGCCGGCTATATGTTTACCAGAATCAAGACTTCCGGAAAGAAGTTGGACAAGATTTGCCTGGAAAGCAAATTTACCACGGTGCTTTTGAGTAAGTGTGTAGACGGAGCCTACAAATTTGAAACCCAGGCAAACAACAGCACAGCGAAATCACCGATGGGTGCATTTGATCAGATGGAGATTGATAACGATATTGTAGAAGTAATGAAAGCATTGGAGGACTATTAAGATGAAAAAACCAAACAATTACGAAGAGACACAGGTTCAGGGAGAATTTACTCCTGTAGAACTTGGAGGACACAAACTGGTAATCAAACAGGTGGAAGAACGGATGTCAAGGACAAATAAACCAATGATCGTTGTGTTTTTTGATTTTGCACCGGGAGATAAGCAGGCTGGATATTTTGCGGAAGCATTTAAAAATGATATCCGTCCGGAAAAGAAATGGCCGAACCAGGCAACTCAGTATATTTTGACAGAGGATAATGAAGGAAACTGTAGTAGATCTTTTAAAACATTCCTGACTTGTGTAGAACATTCCAATCAGGGATTCACAACACAGTGGGGAGATAACTTTGGCAAGCAGTTTAAGAATAAGCTGGTTGGTGGAGTATTTGGAATACAGATGGATTACTACGAGGGAAGAGAGCTTGAAAAGCGTGTTCTGAGATGGTTTGTATCGCAGGACAAAGTAGAAGAGGCTGTAGTTCCGATGGAGACAGAAACACAGGCATATAAGAATCACATCAATGGATATCCATCTGGATCCACACCGGCAGGAGATGGATTTATGAATATTCCGGATGGAATTGACGAAGAATTACCATTTAATTAGGAGTTGGTACAAGTGGATATACAAATTGATACAAGAGAAAAGCAGCGGGCAATTCGGAAGATCATCAAGACATTTGACGAGAATGGAGTGAAACATTTTTCGAGCAAGCTTCTGGTCGGGGATTATATGAGTCTGGATAATCCCCGGCTCATTATTGATCGGAAGCAGAACCTGCAGGAGTTATGCGGAAATGTCTGTCAGCAACATGAGCGGTTTAAGAAGGAGCTGCTTAAAGCGATTGATGCAGGCATACAGCTTGTGATCCTGGTGGAACATGGACCAGATGTGAAAAATCTGGAAGATGTGTGGTTCTGGCAGAATCCAAGGAAGCATGAAGTCCGGTGGAGAATGGTAAACGGAAAACGTGAAAAGTATGTGGTATCAGCCAAAGCGGTTGACGGAAAACAACTATATAAATCAATGTGTACCATCCGGGATCGGTACAATGTCCGGTTTGAATTCTGTGAGAAGAAAGACACAGGCAAGGAGATTATGCGTATTTTGTCTGAATACGGTGATGCAAAATGACGCGCGAGGAAATCAAGCAAGCATACTCTATGAAGGATATTCTGGTCAAATGCGGACTTCCTGGACCGAACAGAGCGGGATTTATCAAGTGTCCATTTCATAAAGGCGATCATGAAGCATCCATGAAAGTTTATGATAAAGATTTTCACTGTTTTGGCTGTGGAGCGAATGGAGATATCTTTACTTTTACAGAAAGGTTTTATGGGATTTCTTTCAAAGATGCTTTCCTGATGCTTGGCGGAGAATACGAAAAGAATCCGTCCTTCCGATCTTCTCTGGCGATATATCGGGCAAAAAAAGAAAAGCTGATGAGAGAAAAACAGGAAGCAAAGATGTGGGACAAGTGCAGATTGAACAACGATCTGATTTCTGTATACCGGGAATTTTTAAACAGAGCAGAGCCGCTGTCAGACGCGTGGTGTGATTGTTATAATGCACTGCAGCTTGAATTATATCATGCAGAATTATTAGAAGAGAGAAGGTGATCACATGGAGCCTGTAGCAAGGCTGGACAGTAAAAGCATATTGAGCGAAGAAATCTTTCTGGAAATATTTGATCAGGAAGATGAGATTACAAAGGCCCGGATGATCCTTTCCCTTACAGATCGTGCTGGAGAGCTTGGCGTAAAAAAGAAGTTTGAAGAGCTTCTGAAAGCCTATAAAAGGGTGGACAAAGAAGCGAAACAAAGAGAGCGTAAGAAGTCAATCACGATGTTGGATAAGTGGACAAACTTTGAAGGACCATACAACAATATGTTTTGCGGTGCATGGATTGCCGGTGAAGATGGCGTCTATGCACAGAATGACAGCCAGGTGGATGCGGTTGCCTGTTATCACCCCATTCTTCCGGTAGAGCGAATGAAGAATCTGGAGACGGGTGAAGAACAGATCAAGATTGCATACAAGCGAAATGGACGATGGGATGAGATCATTGTTCCGAAAACAATGGTGACGTCTGCCAGTAAGATTGTGGCGCTTTCTGGACGTGGAATTTCTGTTACATCAGAAAACGCGAAGCTACTGGTCCGGTTTCTGTCAGATGTTGAAAATATGAATGATAGCCATATTAAAGTGCAGTATTCCACCAGTAAGCTCGGATGGATTAAGGATCAGTTTATTCCCTATGATACAGAGATTGTATTTGATGGTGATCAACGGTTTCGACAGGCTTATGAGAGTGTTTCAGAACGTGGCAACTGGAAAATCTGGCAGAGTCATATGTTGAAATTACGAAAGACAAAGCGCCTGGAGATTAAGTTTATGATGGCTGCATCTTTTGCAAGCGTTCTGGTCAGCCTCCTGGGTGGACTTCCGTTTATCGTAGATCTCTGGGGAGAAACAGAGGGCGGTAAAACGGTATCTCTGATGGTTGCAACATCCATCTGGGCGAATCCGGATGAATCGGCGTATATCGGGGACTTTAAGACGACGGAAGTGGCGCTGGAAGCAAAGGCGGATATGCTGAATCATCTGCCAATGATCCTGGACGATACCAGTAAGACGAGCAGCCGGATCCGGGATAACTTTGAAGGAATGGTTTATGACATGTGTTCCGGAAAAGGAAAGAGCAGGTCCAACAAGGAGCTTGGAATCACCAGGGAAAATCGATGGAAGAACTGCATTCTGACAAATGGAGAGCGTCCTTTGAATTCTTATGTGTCCCAGGGCGGAGCCATCAACCGTATCCTGGAAGTGGAATGTAAGGACAATGTTTATGCGGATCCGCAGGAGACTGCAGAGATTGTGAAGAAAAATTATGGTCTTGCCGGAAAAAGATATATAGAGATTCTGAAAGGGATTGGCAAGGAAAAACTGCATCAGATGCAGAAAGAGTTCATGCAAGAACTGAAAGATGATGAAGCCATGCAGAAACAGAGCCTGTCACTGTCGATTTTATTGGTTGCAGATAAAGTCGCGACAGATTATCTGTTCCGGGATGGAGAATATATTACGATTGAGCAGGCGAAAACTGTTCTGATCAACAGGAATGATCTGAGTGACAATGAGCGCTGCTATCGATATCTGCAGGACAAGATTGCCATGAACAATCAGCGTTTTGATATGGACACGAAAGTGGAGAAATGGGGAACGCTTGAAAAGGGAGTTGCTATCATCTATAACCAGGCGTTCAAGGAATTATGTAAGAGTGGAGGATTTTCTGACAAGGCTTTTTTGTCCTGGGCAGATCGCAAAGGTCTGATCGAGACGCAGGGCGGACGTATGACAAAGGTGAAAAAGGTAGATGGTAATCCAATCAGGTGTGTATTCCTGCGGCTGAACGATAACATCGATAAGGATGGGTTTGAATCGGTGGAAACAATGGATAAATATGAGCAGGAAGAGCTGCCATTTAAGTAAAAGTTACCCGTTACCCAAGTTACCGGGCAAAATTCACCCTTATAGAGAAGAAAAAAATATGTGAAAGTGAGAAAAATATTTTCTTCTATATGGGAAAACGTGTGGTAACTCGGTAACTTCACTCCGAAAAATGCTTGAAACGCAGTATTTTCAATGGGTTCAGCGGTTTCCTGAAGACGGTAACAGGATAAAGAAAATGGTAACATGCGGTAACAAGGAGGATGTATGGAGGAACGAATCAAGGCAATTTACAATGATTGCTGGGGAATTTATAAAAAATATCTATCAAATCATAATATGGCATTATGGAATCAGAACATGGAAGTCATGATGAAGAAATATGACAATCAACCAGATATCTGTGGTTTACTGATTTGGTTCAGCGGCAGGGTGCAGACTCTACATGATGAATGGAGGATGGCACATGAGTAGAAATGTAATTCGCAGTATCAGAAAAGGATCTGTACAGTGGAATGAAGAAGATCGGCTCAAGGTAGCAACGCTGCTATTGAAGGCGGGATACTCAGTCAGGATCGGAAGGATTGTAACAGATGCAGGTAGTAAGTCTTCTGGCAGAACGAAGACAGAGTATGTAATAGAGTACTGGGAGGAAAAAGAAATATGCTGATAGAAAAGACATTAAAAGAGGCATTTGCAGACTACATAAGAGGTAAATTTGAATATCGAAGATAGTCGAAAATGATCGGAACAGTACGTTGACAATTGAATAGTGGTGGTTGGAATGGTATAATTTCTGTATCAAATGTACGGGAGGAGATATGAAATGCCAATGGTTATAAAACTTGACGAAAGCAAAAGAGCAAAATGCAGAATATCTGAGATGCCAGGAGAGGAAAAGTTTGATTTGGAAATAAACATGCAGTTGAATCAAACAGCGATGAATCAGATAGTTGAAATTAAGCAATTTGGTCCGAGTAAAGAAAATCATATTTTAAATATAGATGCTATTCTGTGCGATAAGGGCGACCTGGAAAAGATAAAAGAAGATTACAGGTATAATTTAGAGATTATTGTAATCGAAGATGTAGATGGTACTAATATAATAGCTCAAAAGGTTACTCTTAATAATGTGGCTTTTCATAATTTGAAACATTCTGTTTCATATAATGGAACTAAAATAGAGAGTAATAATGTGGAAATCCATGTATACACATTTAGTACCTGTAACATTAAACCAGAAGAAGATTAGAAATATTCATCTACCAACCATCAATATTCGGTGGTTGGTATTTTTTTACGCTTTTTTAGCGGAGATGAGGTGGAAAAATGAAGAAAATTTTGGATGTTTGTTGCGGAAGTCGTATGTTCTGGTTTGACAAAGAAAATCCAGATACGATATTTGCAGATAACAGAGAAGTCGAAACGACATTATGCGATGGCAGGAAGCTTCTGATAAAGCCAGATATAAAGATGGATTTCAGGAATATGCCGTTTGAGGATAATGTATTTAAGGTCATAGTTTTTGATCCTCCACATTTAAAACAAGCCGGTAGTGAATCGTGGCTTGCAAAGAAATACGGAGTTCTTCCGAAAGACTGGAAAACTTATCTGAAAGCCGGATTTGATGAATGCATGAGGGTATTGGAACCAGATGGAATCCTAATATTCAAGTGGAATGAGGAACAGATAAAACTAAATGATGTGCTGAAAGAGTTTGGAAAGAAGCCGTTGCTTGGTGATCAGAGAGGAAAAACGAGATGGATAGTATTCATGAAATAAATGAAAAGGGGAAGAAAAATGAGTTGGGCAGATAAGCAACTAAAGAAATACAAGCTCCGAAAGCAGATAAAAGAGATCATGGATAGTCCGGAGTTCCAAAAGGAACGCCAGAAGGAACTGGACAAACACACAGCAGAGGCAATGAACTGCTTTTTGCTGATCAGTGTAGATTATTTGTACCGGAACTATCATTGCAAAAGAAAGGGAGTTTTGAAATATTTGGAATTTGTTTTACACCAGATGCATTTTGCACAGAAGGACGAGGAATATTTTCAGCTGATGAATGAAGAGCTGGAGAGGGAAGTTGGTGTGAATGTGCTGGGGACGTTGAAAGGGGAGTAAGAAGATGTTTATAAATCTAACAAAGGCAGAGGTTGAAGAGACTGTAACAGCGTTGGAAGAAACTAAGTGGATTCCATGTAATGAAAGAATGCCAAAAGGTACCGTACTTTGTTGCGATGATAGAGGAGAAATGTTAGTTGGACTTCTGTGTAAAAACGAAGCGGGATATGTGGCATATGACGATGATGGACAAGAAATGTATAACTGTGTTGCCTGGATGCCGTTGCCGAAACCGTATAAGGAGGTCGAAGATGAACAATCGGCAAGCAATAGATAGACTGCTGAAACATATGGAATGGGGCTGGACAGAGGAAACGGCAAAAGCTATTGAGTTAGGAATACAGGCATTAAAGGGAAATACATGGATTCCGTGCAGTGAACGACTACCGGAAGAAAATACAAACGTAATTGCTTGTTTCTCCAGTGGAACAGTAACGGAATTAGCATTTTACAATGGAGAATTCCATGGACTTTTCAGCTATACGACGAAGGTAATTGTAGCGTGGATGCCACTTCCAAAACCATACAAGAAAGGCGGAAGCACAGATGAAAAGAGAAATATTATTTAAGGCAAAGCATATCCATGCGCTACCGGAAAATGAATGGATGGAGGGCAAATGGGTAGAGGGATTTCTTTCTGGTGAAGATTACATAAACGATGGGACTTATGAATACATGATTGATCCGGATACGATCTGCCAGTACACTGGACTCACGGATAAGAATGGAAAGAAGATCTGGGAGAATGATATCCTTATGTGCCATGATAATCCGGTTGATCTCATAAAAGCTAAATTTGGAAAATTTGGGATTGTTTCCATGGAAACGGAAGAAATAGTAGATTACGTTACTGGATGGCACTACGAAACGATTCCGACGGATGCTCTGAGCAAATGCGAACCGTTTTGCTATTCAATGCCATTAACGGAAGATTATGTAAAATGGTGTGAGATGAAGGTTATCGGGAATATTTGGGATAAATCGGAGGATGCAAAACCAAAGGAAAACGATAATATTATTTATCGTGATTTCATGAAGAAAGGCAGAGAATAATGAGTAACGGATGGATTCCAACAACAGAAAGACTCCCAGATCAACGGGAATTTATTGAGGCTTATGTCTGGCATGCATATGCAGCGGAGTTCCTGGTTACGATCGAGGGAGCTGACAAGGCAACAACGCTGTATTATTCCCAGACAGGTGTCTGGTTCGATGAACAGGGAGAACCGTATAAGGTTGTGGCGTGGATGCCGCTTCCGGAAGTGTTCAGAGGATAGAAGGTGATAATTTGCAGGAGAAACGAAGCATAAAAGAACAGCGGCGGGACAGGCAGCAGCATTATGAAGAGTTGGAGAGCCGGCATGATGCAAAGGCGTTGGAGAGATTTAAGCGACCGGCTTACCAGAGCGTAAGCGTTGCAGAATATCTGGCAAAGAAGTATGACATTACAGCGGAGGTGGATACCGGTGGACAAGGGCATTTTGATTGAGTACGCGGATATGAAAGAAGAGATTAAGGATTTGCGCCGGAGAATTGAAAAAATCCAGAAAGAATTGGATAAACTGCATGGACAAATTGTTGTGGATTCGGTATCATGTGGTAAGAAGGGCAAGAAGCCACTTGGCACGGTGAAGATCACTGGCAGACCGGTTGGTGTGATCTCCAGAAAAGAGCAGTTGCTGAAAAAGCGGAACAGAAGGCTTGAGGAGCTGGAGGAAGAACTTCTGGAAATGACAATCCAGGTGGAAGAGTACATAGAATCCATTGAGAAGAGTGAACTGCGGATTATCTTCCGGCTGTATTTTCTGGATGACTTATCGTATCCAAAGGTTGCAGATCAGATGAACAAAATGTTTCCGAAGCGCCGGATCCGGTACACAGATGAGAACGTCCGTAAAAAAATTCAAAGATATTTTGAAAATGTCCCACAATGTCCGGATAAAAAGTGATAGAGTATAAACTGGAATTGATGAAATGTAACAAGGTAAGACATTTTTGATGGTTCCTCCTCTGATATTTAAAACCATGAAGAGACACCTGGGTTTGCTGGGTGTCTTTTCCGTTGCGTAATGTCGAAAAAAGATGTATTATGGGAGTAGGTTTTAGATATGGGAGGAAGGCAATATGAAACTTGTTGGATTAACGGCTTATGGAATTGAGATTCGTAATGAAGAACATAATAATTTTGAACTGCATAATATTTATGGAGTGTCTTTATTGGATCATTTTTACGGCATAGCCAATGCTGCAATTGATGAATATAACCGGGACAGGACAACAGAGAATATTTTTGCTTACAATGATGTGGATTTTCAAACGGTTAGGAATGATGCAGAACAAGATGTCTACCAGATTCTATATCTAAGAATCAAGACTGGAGATTATGGAGAGGAATCAGAGATTGTAAATAGTGAGACTGGAGAGATTACACACAATAAAAGCGTAGAAGAAGCTGATGTTTTACCGTTTGGCTGCTGTGTGATCGTACCATGCGGTGAATACACAGAAGGCATTGTTTTAGTTCAATCGTTAGGTAGAAATGGGATTACGGGTATAATAAAGAAAAAGTTCAATGAATATGTAAGACAATTGGACGGACAGCTGAGAGCAGTTTTAAATCCAATAGTTCCAAGAGGCTATATGGAAAGGCTATTGGCGCATGGAGTGCTTAAATCAATAAGATTAATAAGTTATGGAATTCCGGATGATGCTGCTGATAGATATGGAGTTGACAGAGGAACTTCGAAAGTTATAAGAGAAAGAGTAATTCGAAAACCTATTGGGTTTGTACATAATAAATACAATCAAATCATGGAATGTGTAAGAGGTGAAAGAGCATATAATTCTATTGTTGAATTAGATGATTTTGAAATTGATGATTTTAAAATGGAATTTTCAGTTGGAAAAAGGGACAAGACAATTAGTTTGAAAGGTTTAAATCAGTTAGTTGTCAATGAGGATATAACTAATTTAGTTGTTATTGAAAACGGACATCCAACATTCGAGAGTTTATGCATGGTGATGCAAGAAACCGGAGAAGAGTATTTGAGAGCAAAGGGAGCAATTGAGTAGAAATGAGATGATTTTATGGTAAAAGTAATATTTAACAATGTAACATCTCCGTATGGGTTGCTGCTGATAGCAGTAATTGTTTTAGCGGTAGGGCGTGTGGTATTTAAAAAGAAATATCTTAATTGTTATGAGATTATAAACAGGCATCTAGAATGTTTCAAAGCGTCTGACAACAGATATTCAAAGGTATCATTATTTTTGTATTTTGGAGTTCCAGTTTTAGTTTCTATAGCACTTGTGAGGATAAGGAATATAGATGATGATGTGGTTAATATAATTACGGTAATTATTTCCATTTTAACGTCGATGTTATTTACTATGTTAACTTTGGTATTGGATATGCGAAAAAGAATAATTAGCGATAAAGAATACAACGCTAACAAAGCAGCAATATCAGCGAAGCTTTTGAAAGAAACCTATTATTCTATTATGTACGAAATACTCAATAGCATAATTATATTGATTATATGTTTTGTGGAATTATTTTCAAAAAGCTATTCTCGGATTAGTAGCTTGATGATTTATTATCTTGTATTCACATTATTGATGAATTTGTTTATGGTTTTAAAGAGAATTTTTAAAGTTATTGATAATGATATAAATAATGACGTGTAGTAAAAGCACCCTCCGGGGTGCTTTTCTAATACACAAAATTGGATCATTAGTTCAGCGGTAGAACATTCGCCTCATAAGCGAAATGTCACAGGTTCGATACCTGTATGATCCATCAATAACAAAAAAGATAGAAAAGGTGGTGAGTCCGAGTGACAAAAAAACAGAAAATATTTGCAGATGAATATCTGATCGATTTAAATGCCACTCGGGCTTACAAAGTGGCGTATCCAAATGTTAAGAATGATGTTACAGCAGCTGCAGCGGCAAGTAGATTGTTAAGAAATGTTAAGGTTCAAGAGTATATCGCACAGAGGATGGCGGAAAAGGAATCCAAGCGCATTGCTGATCAGGATGAGGTCCTCAAGTATTTAACTTCTGTTCTTCGGGGAGAAAGCCGGGCACAGGAGATTGTAGTTGAAGGAACAGGAGAAGGCTGCAGTGAAGCGAGAACGATGGAGAAAGCACCATCGGAAAAAGAACGGCTGAAAGCTGCGGAACTGCTTGGTAAAAGGTATGCGCTATTTACAGACAAGGTAGACATGGATACTGATATGGATCTGAATATCACAATTGATTATGGTGAGGCTGATACAGGGTGAAAATAAATGTACAGGCAAATGCCAGTTTTAAAGAAGTTGATCACAGCAAGAAGCGGTATATAGTCATGAAAGGTTCTGCTGGTTCCGGAAAGAGTATGGATACGGCACAGCATTATATTCTACGCTTAATGAATGATCCGGGAAGAAATCTTCTGTGTGTCAGGAAAGCAGATGTAACAAACAGGGATAGCACTTTTGCAGAATTGCAGGGTGCTATTTTCCGTATGTTTGGAGAGAGTTATAAGCGATATTGGTACATCAATAGTTCCAATATGCTCCTGGAATGCAAGAGTAATTATAACCAGATTATATTTCGTGGAGTAAATGATGAGAAACAACGCGAAAAGCTCAAGTCTATTACTTTTAAACGGGGGAAGCTGACTGATGTCTGGATTGAAGAGGCTACGGAGATTACGCAGTCGGATTTTGAAATTATTGATGACCGTTTGCGAGGTGAGCTTCCTGAGGGGCAATTTTATCAGATCAGGATGACATTCAATCCGGTATCGGCTCATCACTGGATCAAAAAAGTGTTTTTTGACCGGACAGATCCGGACGTACTGACGCACCAGTCAACTTATGAGAATAACCGGTTTATCGATGAAGCGTATCACAGACGCATGCTCCGCCGTAAGGAAGTAGATCCAGAAGGTTATCGAGTGTATGGACTGGGGGAATGGGGAGAGGTTGCAGGACTGATCCTCAAAAATTATGTCATAGAAGAATTTGACCGGAATCCGGAGAATTATGATTATATCGTAAATGCGCAGGATTTTGGATTTAACCATGCCAATTGCATTGGTGAGGTTGGATTCAAAGATGGTGACTTGTATCTCTTTCAGGAATTATATATCTATGAGATGGATACAGAAGAGATTATTAAGTTGGCAGCAGGAAGATTCAATAAGAAACTGAGGATGTGGTGTGACTCTGCAGAACCGGATCGTATCAAGATGTGGCAGAAAGCCGGATACAGAGCAAAGGGAGTCAATAAAGAGACGAATAGTGTGCATGCTCAGATAGATTATTTGAAACAGCACAGGATTCACATACATCCGTCCTGTGTGAATACCATAAAGGAAATACAGCAATGGAAGTGGAAGAAGGATGAGCGTACAAATACTTATCTGGAAGAACCAGTTCCATTTTTTGATGATGCAATGGCGATGCTGCGTTATTCCATTGAGGAAGAACGCAAGGCTAAGCCGAAATTAAATAGAAACTTGAAAGGAGGACTGTAAAGTGTTATTTCGATTACCGTCAGAAGAAGAATTGACAGATCATAAACTGAACGAATTTATAGCAAAGCATGATGCAGAATGCGCCTTTCGGTTTAAATATCTGAAAGATGCATATGAAACTGATTACCAGATTTTCCACCAGGAGCCAAAGCCGGATTATAAACCGGATAACCGTATTGCAGTTAACTTTGCAAAGTATATGGTGGACACATTCAATGGATTTTTTATCGGAAATCCAATTAAGATTTCCGTAGATGATGCTTCGGATCACATTAAAAACTATGTGGAGTTTCTGGATCAGTATAACGATCAGGATGATAATAACGCAGAGCTGTCGAAGATCTGTTGTATCTATGGTAAAGGATATGAGATGTATTATGTGGACGAACTGGGGAACATCGGGATTACCTACCTGACTCCATTTGATGCATTTATGATCTATGATGATTCGGTACTGTGCAGGGAACGGTATTTTGTTCGATTGTATATGGATTCCAATAATGTATTGCATGGAAGCGTATCGGATGAAACCAAGGTTCGGTGGTTTACCCAAAAAGGGAAGCTTATTTGGGAGGAAGAGGAGAAGATACATGGCTTTGATGGAATACCGGCCAGTGAATATGTGGAGAATAAAGAGCGCACAAGCATATTTGAGCCGGCAATGTCCATGATTGATGCCTATAACAAAGCAATCAGTGAGAAAGCAAATGATGTCGATTATTTTGCCGATGCATATATGAAAGTTCTGGGTGCTAAATTGGATGAAGGTGATTTGGAACATATTCGAGACAACCGAATTATCAATCTTGGCGAAGATGTAGAGGATGTAATAGTAGATTTTCTGCAAAAACCAGATGGAGATGCTACACAGGAGAACTTGATTGACCGTCTGGAAAAGTTAATCTTTCATATCTGCATGGTTGCGAATATCTCAGATGAGAATTTTGGGACAAGTTCCGGTATTGCCATGAAATATAAGCTGCAGGGGATGAGTAATCTGGCCAAGACAAAGGAACGAAAGTTTACATCTGGCATGAACCGGCGTTACAAGCTAATCTTTTCAAATCCGGTATCCGGTATGAAAGCAGATGACTGGGTGAAGCTGCATTATCATTTCACACCGAATATTCCGGCGAACGTACTGGAAGAGAGCCAGATTGCCGGCAATCTTGATGGAATCGTATCGCAGGAAACACAGCTTGGCGTGCTGTCTGTTGTGGATAATGTCCAGAATGAGATGAAAAAAATCGAAAATGAACAGGAGAAAGCCAAGACAGATCCTGTTATGATGCAGATGTTCGGAGGTGCAGGTGATGGCAAGTCAGGAGTACTGGAAGAACCGGGAAACGGAAGCAAAGAAACATAATATTCAGGAAGAAGCTGAGTATAATCGTCAGATCAAAGAAATATATGCCAATATGATGGACGAGATCAATAAAGAGATCAACGGATTCTATACCAAGTATGCTGCTAAAGAAGGCATTACGATGGCTGAGGCAAAGAAGAGAGTAAGCAAGCTGGATATTGCAGCATATGAACGGAAAGCAAAGAAATATGTTGAAACAAAAGATTTTTCCAATCGGGCAAATGAAGAGATGCGGATCTATAATCTGACCATGAAGGTGAACCGGTTGGAACTCCTGAAGGCAAATATTGGTCTTGAGATGGTATCAGGGTTTGATGAGATGCAGAAGTATTTTGGCAAGAAGCTGACAGAAAGAGCACTGAAAGAGTTTCGGAGGCAAGCCGGTATCCTTGGCAAGTCCGTTCTTAAGAATGAAAAATACGCTCATGCAATTGTGAATGCATCGTTTAAGAATGCGACATATTCGGATCGTATTTGGATGTATCAGGGCATGCTCAAGGCAGAGATGGAAGGATTACTTGCATCAGGACTGATCAAAGGAGAGAATCCGAAGAAACTTGCAAAGCATCTGGAGAAGAGATTTGGTGTCAGTGCTTATAATGCACAGAGACTTATGACGACAGAACTTGCAAGGGTGCAGACAGAAGCTCAGAAGCAGTCTTTTGTCAGAAATGGATTTGATGAGTATGAGTATATTGCCTGTAGCAACAGTGATGCGTGTGCGGTATGCAGGGCACTTGATGGAAAGCATTTCAAGGTAGATGATATGATGCCTGGAGAGAATGCTCCGCCAATGCATCCCGGATGTCATTGTAGTGTTGCAGCATATATGGATGATGAGGCTTATAACGAGTGGATAAACAGCTATAAAGAACATGGATTAAATTTTGAAGATTGGAAACAATTACATGAAGAAGAGACTTATGAATCAGAGATTGGACAACGGTTAGTGAACAGAATTACAGGCGTTTCAAAACAGAAGAAGAACTTTAAAGAAAGTCTGAAGACAGTATCGAATGAAGATGTGAAGACATTGTTAAAACAATCGTTGAGTAGAACTGAGATTGCAAGATCAAGTGGCAGAAAGTCATATTATTCGGCAAAAGAGAAGAAGGTATATTTATCAAAAGATGCAAGATCGGATACGATAGCGCATGAACTGTTTCATGAAATTGATGATACATATGCTTTGGTGGAAAGTGGGATGTTAAAGAATTCTGTTCAGAAAGATTATAGACGATTACAGAATCAAGCGAAAGGATATGGAAAAAGCATAGAGGAAATGTTATACTTAGAATATCCAGAAGCATTTGAGGTTAGCAAATATGGAATAAAATTCAAAGAAGAGTACCGAGGAATTTCAGATATTTTGAATGGTATGTCGAATGGGGATATATTAATGGGATATTCGCACAAGACCGACTATTGGAAAAAGTCTGGACGCTTGGAAAAAGAAAGTTGGGCTCAGTATGGACGTATGTTTTATACGGATGGGAGAGCATTGGAAATGGCAAAGAAAATATTCCCAGAAATGAGTCAAGAAATTGAGCAGAGAATCAGGAGGTTGATGAAGTAATGTGGTATGGGAAAATGACACAAGAGTTGAAAAAGCTATATGACGATTACTACAAAATGTTCGGTCGTACTCCTGATGGATATATGGAGCTGGAATACGGAGAAGGCTCATATAAAGCGTATGTGAGAGATATAAAAAAATCATTAAAGCTGAAAAAAGAATTGCCAGATTTTATAGAATAGATACCACTGATCATATCATAATGATTGGTGGTATTTTTATACTCATTTTAGCACAAGGAGGTGACAGGATTGCAAGATATGAATGTTAGTATTATGGGGACATGTTACGATATTCGTTTTGTAGACGAGTATCCGGAGCGATTGAAAGGCGTGGGAGAATATGCAGATGGTTTGTTTAATCGATGTAATAGAGAAATTTATATTTTGAAAAACAAGGATAAAGATTTTACGGATGAAGGAAGAAAACGACATATGAACCGTGTGCTGAGACATGAAATTATACATGCATATTTGGAAGAGAGCGGCTTATCTGCAAACTCGAATATGATATCCGCTTGGGCGCAAAATGAAGAAATGGTGGATTGGTTAGCAATTCAATCATCGAAAATCTTTGCCACGTTTCAGGAGGTGGGATGCCTTGATTGAAGTAACTGTCCGCAAGGATGAAATAAAGATATCTGGACATGCAAATTATGCTGTTTCCGGATCAGATATTGTCTGTGCCGGTGTAACAGCACTTGCACTGACACTGATCAAGTCCATAAAGGACCTGACAGACGATAAAATTGAATATGAGATATCTCCCGGAAGGGTGGATATAAAGTATGGGAATCTATCAGAGAAGTCGAAAACTCTGGTGGATTCCTTTTTCATTGGCATCTGTATGATTGCCGAGGAGTTTCCGGAGTATGTCCGGATCATGTAACTTAATGTGACCGGGATGTCGTTAAACTACACATTCAAGATGCAACGACCTGGGCTTAAATGAATAGGGCGGGGCGGAAAGGATAGATAAGATGAAACACATGAATAATCACTGGAGAATTCCAATGAGCAACCTGCAGTTATTTACAGAGCCTGGAGGAGACGGTGGCGGATCCGGAGAAGGAAACGGTGCTGGAGCTGGGGGAAATCCTGGAAATAACGGCAACACAACAATGTCATTTGATGAGTTTTTGGCACTGGAAGGGAATCAGTCAGAGTTCGACCGACGTGTCCAGAAGGCAGTCAATACGGCTGTGACAAATGCACAGACCAAATGGAAGACACTGACGGACGATAAGGTATCAGAGGCTGAAAAGCTTGCACAGATGACCAATGAGGAAAAGGCAAACTACCGGGCAAAGAAAGCGGAGGATGCTCTAAAAGAAATGCAGCGCCAGAATGCCCGGTCAGACATGGCGAAAGAAGCTCGCAAGATGCTGGCAGATGAGGATATCAACATTCCAGATGAACTGGTTATGAACCTTGTAGCAGAAGATGCAGATGGAACCAAGGCAGCAGTAGAAGCTTTTTCAACCATGTACAAGGAAGCGGTACAGAATGCAGTGAAAGATGCTTTAAAAGGGAAACCTCCAAAAGCAGGCAATGGTGGAGATAAACCATCGATGACAAAGGATCAGATCTTAGCAGTAAAGAATCCGTCAGAAAGACAGAAGCTGATTGCTGAGAACATCACATTATTTCAGTAAGAAAGGAAGTATGAAACATGCATGATATTAGAAGATTAGGTCTGCAGGTATTTGCAGCACCGAATAACCTGACAGGAGAAGTGCAGGTCCAGGTAAAAGCCAGAGAGATCGACTTTGTCACATCCTTTGGTAAGAACCTGAAGGCACTGTTAGATATTCTGGGAATTACCAGAATGATCAGGAAGGAAAACAATTCGGTATTAAAGACCAAAACGGTAAAAGGTGAACTGCAGTCAGGAGATGTTGGAGAAGGCGAAGAAATCCCGATGTCCAGATACACAGTAGAAGAAAAGCCTTTTGATACGATCAAGATTGAAAAATATCGTAAAGGCGTATCTCTTGAAGCCATTTCGGAAAAAGGTTATGAGGCGGCAGTACAGGATACGGATGATGAGTTCAAGTCCGATCTGCAGAATGTAGTGACTGATAAATTCTACGCACAGTTAAAAGCCGGATCTCTTACAGGACACGAAACAACTTGGCAGATGGCTGTTGCAATGGCGATCGGAAAGGTTGTGGCTAAGTTCCAGAAGATGAAGAGAACGGCAACCGGAGTAGCTGTTTGGGTAAACACTCTGGATGTGTACAAGTATCTCGGTGCAGCAGATATTACACTGCAGACTGCATTCGGCTTCAAGTATCTGACAAATTTCCTCGGAGCGGATGTTGTATTTGTTACTTCTGAGATTCCGCAGAATGTTGTAATTGCAACACCGCTCAACAATATGATTGCATATTATGTTGATCCGGGAGATTCAGAGTTTGCCAAAGCTGGACTTGGATTCACAACGGATTCAGAGACAGGGTTTATCGGATTCCACTCAGAAGGAACATACAGCCGTATGATTTCCGATAACTACGCAATCATGGGCTTACGTCTGTTCTGCGAGTATCTGGATGCAATTGCTTACATCTCTGTAGGAGAATCTGATACACAGACATTAGGAACGTTAAGGGTAACGTCAGAGGCTGGATCAGAAGCAGGAACCACAAAGCTGACAGTGAAAGAGCAGTTAATGTCAATGAGAAACTGCTGGAAGTACAAAGATGCTGCAGCTGCAACAGCAGTAACTTACGGTATGGATGTTAAGAACTGGTCTAAGTGGGATGGTGAATCAGAGATTGCTTCGACAGCAACTCACCATATCACACTGGTTGAATGTGATCAGAACTACAAAGCTGTTCGCTCTGGTGATGTAGCTGTAACTGTCAATCCGGGAGCATAGGAGGTAAGGAAGCATGTATAAAGTAATCAAACATTTTATTGATCTTCATGATAATGATCACTCCTATAACGAGGGAGATATCTTCCCTCGTGAGGGAGTAGATGTCAGTGAGGAAAGAATCAAGGAACTGGCCGGCAGTGACAATAAACAGCACACGCCGCTGATTGAACTGGTGGAAGAGGATCTGGATAATACAGCCGACACAGATACTGTTGAAAAAACCACCAAAAGCCAGAAAGAAGAAATCTGAGAATAAGGTACCCGAAAATAAAGAGCCGGCAGAATAGGAGGAGCGTATGATTGAAGATCTGAAAGTCTTGTTGGGACTGCCGGAAGAAATAGACGAGGAGTTAGAAAATAAACTATTGCTGATTTTGAAGGCCACCAAACAAAGACTGCGCTTTCTTCTCGGGGGATTGGAGCCTCCGGAAGAGATGAATTATATCATCCTGGATGTGTCAATCATACGGTTCAACAGAATCGGTTCAGAAGGACTTTCCGCTCACACTGTCGAGGGTGAAAGTCTTTCTTGGTCAGAGAATGATTTTGCGGGATATATGGATGATATCCGGGCATATCTGGATGATCAGAAAGAATCAAAGAAAGGTAAGGTGAGATTCCTATGAGATATGACACACCTATATATTTCCAGAAACTCACCCCTGGAGAGTATGATCCGGCTACTGGTAATTATGTCGATGATAAGGTGTCAGAAGTAAAAAGGTATGCATCAGTTATGGACACTGGAGAAAATACAATGATACTTGTCTATTCAGGTATAAAGGAAGGAAGCCTTACCATTCATTTGCAGAATCATTATAACCAACCGTTTGATAGGATCCGCATAGACAATAAGGTTTATGGTGTGGATTTTAGCAGGAAACTAAGGACCAAGCAGATATATTTTGTGTCGGAGGTGGTGTGATGGGAGTACAGGTGATTGGCTTTGAGAAGCTAGAAGCCAAACTGACAAAAAACATGGATTTATCGGCAGTGAGAACTGTTGTAAGAAAAAATGGTTCAGAGATGCAGAGAAAAGCACAGGAGAAAGCGCCTGTTGATACGGGACATCTGAGGCGGAGTATTACTCTTGAAATGACAGACGGAGGCAAGACTGCCGAAGTTGAACCAACGGCAGACTATGGAGCATATGTAGAACTCGGTACGAGATTCATGAAGGCACAGCCATACTTAAAGCCAGCATTCGATGAACAAAAAGGTAAATTTAAGTCGGATTTACAAAAGCTCGTGAGGTGATAAGCATGGATCCACAGCAGGAAATGTTCAGTGCACTTTTAATAGCACTGAGAGAAAAATATAAGGGAACAAGAATTGGAATATATGATACGGTATTACCGCTGAAAGACACTCCGTATCCATTCGTCTATCTGGCTGATTGCACGGAGAGCGATCAGGCAACAAAGAGTGAGATAGTCGGTGAAGTGAATCTGACGTTGAAAGTCTGGCATGATAATATGCGGCAGAGAGGAACGGTATCAGGTATCTTAGCAGATATCAAAAACATCTGCAGGTCTATCGAACATACAGCGCACTATGCCTGGAATATGCAGAGACCGACACAAAGGATCCTGCCGGATAATACAACGAAACAGCCACTTCTTATGGGAATTTTAGAAGTGGAATATAAATTTAGTTAGGAGATGACAATGGTGAAGAACAGAAAGTTATTTGGACTGCAGTTATTTGCAGAAGCAATTGCGGGTAAAAAGATCGTGTATCTGTACCGTATCCTGAGTACAGAGAAAGATCATGATGCAACAGCACTTGCGTTTACGACAGAGAACGAACGTACAAAATCAAAAGATGCAGATTCTACGGCAACCAAGGATGGTGCAGTACGTACACCTGGGACTGCAGAAGGAGAAATCACGGCATCCAGTTTATTGAAAAAAGGAGATACGTTCATTGATGAGTTGGAGGAAGCACTGGACAATGATGAAAAGATGGAAATCTGGGAAGTGAATCTGGCAGAGCCACAGGCAAGTTCGAGCAGTAAGTTTAAAGCAAGATATTTCCAGGGATATCTTACAGAACTTGATCAGACATCAAGTGCTGAAGACAACGTAGAATTATCACTTACATTCGGATTAGAAGGTAAAGGTGTAAAAGGGTATGCGACAGTAACTGCAGAACAGCAGGAAGTAGCAGCGTATGTATTCACAGACACTCAGAAGACAGGAGCTTAAGAGGGCGAGAAGATTCGTCCTCTTTTGGCATGTGTGACGTCGCACAGAAGGGAGATAAGACAATATGATGGAACTTACTATTGATGGAGCTGTATATCAGTTCAGATTTGGCATGGGATTTTTGAGAGAAGCAAACAAAACAGCTAAAATTCCAGTTCAGGGAATGCCAGGAACAACAAAAGAAGTAGGAGCAAGATATCTGATTGCCAGAGTTGTAATCGATCAGGAACCAGATGCACTGGTAGATCTTTTGGATTTAGCAAATAAGGGCGAGAGTCCAAGAGTAACAAAGGCATTGTTAGATTCCTACATTGATTCGGAAGAAGCTGATATTGATGCGTTGATGGAGGAGACAAAAGATTTTTTATCGAAAGCAAATGCTACCAAGAAAATGGTGGAAGAGATCGAGAGAGAGTACGAGAAACAGATGGCTCAGAATCAGTAGAAGATGAAGATCTGTATACGATAGTGGCGAAGAATTGTTTTCGATATTTTGGATTCACATCATTTGAACAGGTAGATCAGCTAACGCTGGCTGAATATGAGATTATGATGGAAGCGTTAGAACTTCGGATGCTTGATGAGAGTTTACATGAACATCGTCAGGCATTTTTGAATTTTGCGGTAAAGGCAGAAAAGAAAGCCGGTAAAGGCAAGACCAAACCAGTTTACAAGAGATTCCGGCAGTTCTTTGATTTGGATAAAGAACTAAGGAAGATAAAGAATCGAAGAAAACCATCCAGATTTGCTGGAATAACAAAGCTGTCGGATAGAGAGGAGTGAGAGGATGGCAGAATCATATAGTGTAAAAGCAATATTATCAGCGCAGGATAAGAACTTCTCATCTATCATGAAATCCTGTCAGGGATATGCGAGTAATCTGAAATCTACTCTCATGGGCGGACTTGGATTTGGTGCAATGGCAGCGATCGGTGGTAAAGCAGTGTCACTAGTTACGAATTCAGTTAGTGATTTGTCGAAAGAAACAATAGAGACATCAGACTCTATGTACAAGTTACAGGCTGCTATGAGATTTAGTGGCTATGCTGAAGATGAAATACAGAGGATTGCCGGAGCAACCGGTTCATTGAAAACATATGCAGATAAGACGGTGTTTTCACTACAGGATGTATTGAGTACGTTCGGATCCCTGTCAGCGAATGGTGTTAAAGACGCAGACAAGCTTACTGAGGCAGTAGGTAATGCTGTTGCAGTATTTGGTGGTGGTGCAAAAGAGTACCAGGGTGTAGCATTGGCATTCTCGCAGGCAATGGCAGCAGGCGTTTTACACGCTCAAGATTGGAATCAGATCATCAATGCCAGTCCACAGCTTGCCGGAGGATTAAGAAAAGAGTTAATCAAACTGAATCCGGTACTTGGAAATGATTTCAAAGGGGCTATGGAAGATGGAGCCATCACTGCAGATCTGTTAGGACAGGCAATTACCAATATCGGTATGACGGACATGGCAAAAGAAGCGGCCACATCCGTGACAACATTCGAAGGCGCTATGGGTAACTTGGAGGCATCTGCAGTAAGCGGAATGATGAAGCTTTATGATACGTTCGCAAAGCCTAAAGTGATTGATGCAATCAATGGGATGACCTGTAAGGTGGATGCAGGATTTTCAAAATTGGCTGTTGGAATCCCGAAAGCTATTGAAATAATATCGCCGTACTGGAATGTACTTAAAACAGACGCAAAAGAAGTAAGGACAGCCTTTGGAGAGGCAGCTGGTGCGATTATTGACGAAGTACAGGAACTTACCGGAGCATTTGGGAAAAAGGAAAGTGTGGATAATTTCTCTGAAAGCATGGGAACAGCAACAGGTGCATTGACTACATTTGCGGATTTTCTAAAAGATCATGATAAAGAAGTGGCAAAAGCGATTACACTGTTACCGAAATTATATGTTGCTTTTAAAGGCTTTAAAATAGTCAGTGCAATCGCCCCTGGTGTCAAAACTTTTGCGGGCGCAATTGTAAGCATGACAGGAAAAGGAATAGCGACACTGGCAGGTAAGTTATTTGGCGTAGCAGCGGGTGAAAAAGCGGTAGGCACTGCAAGTAAAGAATCATCAGGGACTATCGTAGAATCAGCAAAAGCATTTGTAGCGATCGGAGCAGGAGTAGCATTGATTGCGGCGGGCTTTTCTTTGTTGGCTTATTCTGCGGTGCAGATTGCACAGGCGGGACCAGTAGCAGCCGGTGTATTGCTTGGTATGACGGTTGCAGTTGCAGGATTAATGGTTGTGGCGAAAAATGTAGCACCAGCTATGACAGCAGGAGCTGCCGGATTCGTAGCCTTTGGCACAGCGGTCCTTTTAGCAGGTGCAGGAATCAGTGTATTATCTTTGGCGGCAATCAATCTCGCAAATGCCGGACCGCTTGCTATTGCATGTATGATTGGCATGGTAGCGGCTATTGCAGGGCTTGCAGTAGGAGTAGCAGCACTTGGACCAGCATTGACAGTAGGAGCAGTAGGATTTATCGCATTCGGAGCTGCCATTATACTAGTTGCAAGCGGAGCGTTGGTTGCAAGCGGAGCATTGGCTGTTGTGGCTGGTATTCTTCCAACGATTGTACAGTACGGAATCCAGGGAGCAGGATGTATTACCGCACTGGGTGCCGGTATGATTGTGTTTGGCGCGGGAGCAGCTGTCGCAGGGGCAGGATGTATTGTTTTGGGGGCAGGACTTACAGTAGTAGGTGCGGGTCTCGCAGTGGTTGGAGCAGGTGTATTGGTAGTATCAGCCGGAGTATTGATACTGGCAGCAGGTGCACTTGCACTTGGCGCAGGACTTACGGTAGCCGGAGCAGGATTAACTTTGATGGGCGTAGCATTCCCAATGGTATCAGCGGGTGCTGTGAGCACATTAGGCGCATTAACGGCACTGCTTGGAGTGGTTGTAGGTCTTGTAGCCGGAATGGGTGCATCCGTTGCTGTAGTGATTGCATTTGGAGTTGCTATGACAGGTGGCGCAGCTGGCACGCTTGCGATGGTGGTAGCATTAAAGTCTGTTAATTCAAGTATGAAATCGATAGCAGGCAACGCAAAAAGTGCTCAGAGTTCATTATCAAGTATGCGGTCCAGTGTGAATGTAGTAAATTCTGGACTGGATGCATTAGGAAATAAGGCAAAGTCGGCAATTAGTGCATTGATTAGTCAATTCTCAAATGCGGAAGGAAAAGCAAGAAGCTCTGGCAATGCTGTTGGAAACAACTTTAATAATGGAGTCCATAACGGCATGAGCCGGGCGGTATCTACGGCAAGAACCATGTCTGCATCTACAGTATTGGCAATGCAATCAGCCGGATCCGGTTCATACAGTTGCGGTGTATATATAGGGGCAGGCCTTGCAAACGGTATGGCAAGTCAGGTCGGACGTGTAAGATCTGTTGCAGCGCAGTTGGCAGCTGCAGCAGAGGCGGCAATCCGGGCGAAGGCACAAATCCATAGTCCGTCAAAAGTAGCAGATAAGCTTGGCGGCTATTTCGGTGAAGGATGGGTAAATGGAATTTCTGATAGGGTCACAGATGTGAAAAAGGCAGCATGGAAACTGGTGGACATTCCGGATTTAGTTCCTATCCCAGAGATTGGAGCCGGATTAAGAATCGGTATTGATGATCTTAATGATGATTATGAATACAGCAGGAATGAAACCTACACCATCTATGTACCGTTGGAGATTGATGGCAGACAGGTAGCGAAAGCATCAGCAACTTATACCCAAGAGGAGTTAAAGAAGCTTGAAAAGCAAAATATGAGAAAAACAGGCGTGAGGTAGGAAGGTGACAAAATGTATAATTTCGTAGATACAGTAAGTAAACAAAGCAGTACGGAGTTGCCTTCCGAGGCGCTCTGTATCAACGGTGTATATATTGAAAATGAAATTGATGGATATAGGACATTAAGTGTGGAAGGGCGCGAATTGTTAGAATCCGAAGTTGGAAATATTCAAATTGGAAATCAGGACGGACGGCGTTATAGACAAAAGAGAGATGAAGTGAGGACAATACAGATTAACTATCAGATGTTAAGTAATAGTCCGGAAGATTTTAGAGAGAAATTTAATAAGTTATGTGCATTGATCAACAATGAAGAATCAAAGCTTATTTTCCTTGACGAACCAGACAAGTATTATATCGGAACAAAAGAAAGCATTGGAGATGTAGATTCTGGAAGGTTGAATGTAAAAGGAAGTTTTACATTCACTTGTTCCGATCCGTACAAATATAAAATAACAGAAAAAACAGCAAATAATGAAGGCGGAAAAGTTATCACTTTACAAAATGACGGGACAAAACCAGTGCCAATAAATGTAAAAGCGACAATGAAGTCAGATAATGGATATCTTGGATTGACATTGGATGATCGTTTTTACCAGATTGGACATCCAGAAGAGGTGGACGGAAAAAAATACGAGGTGAATGTCACTTTGTTTGATGATCATATGTGGAAAGACAGGGGATGGTTATTAAATCAGGGAGTTACACCACCTGTAACTCCGGAAAGATTGCAAAATGGTGTGATTAGTTACACGAAAGAATCTGCAAATGAGGGGTATATACAATGCACGAACTATAAAACTGGGAATAGTTGGCACGGTGCGGCGATGACAAAAATTGTCCCTGCCGATGAAAATGGAAAGTATCCAGTTAACTGGAGGTCTTGCTGGCGTTTTGACTTTAATACAGACGGAGCGACAGATAAAGGGAGCCAGATTGGACATAATTCTGTTACATTTTCGGATGGAGACGATAATATTATTGTGTCAGTAGTATTTGAAGACAATAATGTTAATTCAGAAAGGTCTGATATGGCGATATATATCGGACAGAAAAGGGTATGGGATACAAAAAACACTACGAAATTCTATGTGACCGCCAGAGAGGGTGGACCATGTGTAGTTGTCGAAAAGATTGGGACAAAGGTCTCTGTAAGATTTAGTTATGCAGGAATAAGTAAAACTTTCCAGGTAGAAGACAAGAGCGCGGAGCTTAGGAAAGTAACTTGGTATGGGGCTACATATAAGGGTTATGCAGCAATTCGGAATAATCTTCTGAGAGCCTTGCAAGTAGTGAAGTACAATGTGGAACGATATGAGGATATACCGAATTATTTTGCATCGGGTGATGGAGTATACCTGGATGGAATGTTTAATAAGCTGTATATCAATGATGTGATCAATATGGACACAGTTGATATTGGTAGTCAACCCCTATTGCTACCGCCGGGAGAGCATACACTGGGAATTGTGACTTCAACATTTTCTGAAATGCCGGAAGTGGAAGTAACGTATAGAGAAAGGTGGATATAAATGGAATGGTTTATCATTAGTAGAGACATGCATGTGCTTTGCAATCCATCTACGGATGCTGAATATAGTTTGCCAATCGATGACAGTGGAGTGAATTATGGGCAAAGGATTACTTTGGCAAATAATGTAGCAATTGGAACGTATGATTTTAAAACATTTCCAGATCATGAAGATAGCAAATATATTACAGAAGGTAATTATATCGCTTTCAAAGATAAATATGGCAAAGACAGATTGTATACGATTATGTCTATCGAGGGGGATGAAAAATGGGACGTACATTGCGAAGACATAGGTCTTGATTTGATCAATGAAGTGGCGGAAGCATGGAATGTATCAGCAGAACCTGTAGAAACAACAATGAATCGGTGCTTACATGATACCGGATGGAGCATAGGTGTTAATGAGATAGCTGATCGGAAGAGAGCAACAAAATATGAGAGTCGTACAGATAGCCATTTAGCGAGAATTGGAATGATTATGAATGCATTTGATGCCGAATGCGAATTTGTGATTGAGATGAATGGTGCTAAAGTTACGAAGCAGGTTGTAAATATCTATAAATCACTAGGAGAAGATAAGGTACAACAGGTATTTATTGATGATATTGATTTGATTGCTTTATCCAGATCTGGTAGTATTGAGGATCTCTGTACTTGTATGATTTGCTATGGAAAGGAAGAAAATGGAGTCAGAACTACAATAGAATCTATTGAGTATGATGACGGAAGGTATTACAGTCCCAAAGGGCATATTCGCATTTATGATAGAGAGGCCCATCAAAAATGGTCAAGATATCGTGCATACGACTATACTGGACAAGGGGAATTTGATGGTTATGTCAACGGAGCATTTGAGTATGAAACAGATAGTCCACAGGAATTGTTTAACAGAGGATTATCTGAATTAAAACAGAGGAATGACAAAAAAGTATCCTATGAAGCAGAATTATATGATCTACAGGCGGACATAGGGGATACAATCCGGATTGCTGATAATCGATACCAAGAGAAGCTGTATCTGTCGGCGCGGGTGCAGGAAGTACAGAACCATTATACGGTAAATGGAGAAGATACAGGGAAGCTGGCTAATTATTCACTGATGGAGTCTAAGAGGACACAGGATGTCGAAGATATGTTGAAAGAACTACAAGGAAAAGTTGTATCGATTGATCATGCCGAGATATCGTATCAAATTGGAGAATCTGGGACAGAACCACCGAATGGAGAATGGAGTAGTGAACCAGTAGATGCAGAAGCAGGAAAGTATTTGTGGACCCGAACAATCACTTATTATACCAATTCCAGTAAGAATACGGCTTATTCCATTGCAAAGAGTGGATTGAACGGAGAAAAAGGAGAGAGCGGAGATAAAGGGGAAGATGCAACAACGCTACGAATTGAATCATCAAGGGGAACTGTATTCAAGAACGATTCTGTTGCTACAGTTTTGTCGGTAGTAATTTACAAAGGTTCACAGCGGATTACAGATAGTGCTGGACTGAAATCAGTATTTGGTAATGCTGCTTACTTACAGTGGAAGTGGCAGAGACTGGACGACGAATCGTTTGGAATCATTTCAGCAGGAGACGAGCGATTTGGAGATAACGGGTTTACATTTGCACTGTCACCAGAGGACGTAGATACCAAAGTGACATTCATGTGCGAATTGATTGTTTAAATAGAAGGGAGAAAATTCAAAATGGCTATTAAATCAGCCGATCAGATTACGATTATTGACGTGACTGATGCCTATTCAGTCATGCTGACATCTGAAGCATATACTTTTGTGGGAGGAACCAGTGGAGTAGCAGCAGGACAGTCATGTACTACTGAAGCAGTTGCTTTTTGCGGATCAAATCAGTGCTCAGCAGTAAATGTAACCGCAGCGGATATTGTGTGTCCAACAGGAATCAGCGCAACAGTAGAAAATAGTGGTACGGCTAAAGTGAAAATTACTTTTAGGACTACTGCTACAATTGCAGATGCATGTGAAGCCACTATTCCTGTAGTAGTAGACGGTATTACGGTAAATAAGAAATTCTCATTTGCTGTTGCCAAAGCCGGTACGAATGGACAGAACGGTACATCAGTTACTGTTAAATCTACATCTGTAACATATCAGGTCGGAACAAGTGGCACTACAAAACCAACTGGAACATGGAGTACAGATATTCCATCTGTGAGTAATGGACAGTACTTATGGACGAAGACTGTAGTTACATATTCTGATGGTAAATCAACAGAAGCTTATAGTGTTTCATATAAAGGTACTAATGGAACGTCTGTAACAGTAAGTTCTACGTCAGTTACATATCAGGCAAGTACATCCGGTATAACAGCACCAACCGGAACATGGAGCACAACAGTACCGACTGTAGCAAATGGTCAGTTCTTATGGACAAAGACTGTAGTTACGTACTCGGATGGAAAATCCACAACTTCATACAGTGTTTCATATAAAGGCACTAATGGAACAAATGGTAAGAATGGTGCAGATGCTATTACTATGACTATTACCAGCTCTAACGGTACAGTATTCAAGAATAATGCCGGATCAACTGTTCTGACTGCGCATGTGTTCGTAGGAGGAGTAGAACAGAGTATTACAGATGCTGGTGTATGTGAAAACTATGGAACTGTTAAATGGTATAAAGCTGGCAGTACAACAGCAGTAGCTACAGCCAAGACCTATACAATTTCAGCAGCGGACGTAGATAATATGCTCGCTATCACAGCACAGTTAGAAAAGTAGGTGATTTTACATGGCAATCAAAGCAAGTGCTCAAATTACCATTTCAAAAGTAATCGATATCTATGCGTGTTATCGGTACTACAAACTGCAGTCATCTACTTTAACAAAGCCATCTAAGCCGACTACAAATCCTCCTTCAGGTTGGAGTGATACAGAGCCGGCTTATGTTTCTGGTTCGACCAATACATTATATTTTGTGGATTGTAATGTGTACTCTGACAAGTCATTCAGCTTTTCAGAAGTGTCGAAGAGCAGTAGTTACGAAGCCGCTAAGGATGCGTGGAACAAAGCCAATAATGCGCAGAATACAGTTGATAATTTGGAAATTGGTGGAAGGAATTTATTAAGAAACAGTGGAAAAATGCTGATCGGTACCTCGAATTATGTAACTGGCACTTGGAGACAAGCTGGAACAAGTACTATGACTCGTAGCCATGTTGAAATAACAGATCCACCTAAAAGTTGTCAGGGTGTTACAGGAGCATACCAAGCAGTAGGAGCACATCCGTCATCTAAAGCCGATGCTGAATGTATTGGTATTGATAACTTTCCATATTTTGATAGTTCTGTTGGATCTGATATTATTATGTCTGGATGGGCTAGAGTAGTTGGTGGCGGCGATAATTGTTATTTCGGATTTTCAGGATACCAGTTAAATTTACTAAATGGGACTGTACTAAACAATTACTGGTGTACTAAGTTGGATTCAACAGGTGAATGGACAAGAGTTGTAATACACGGAAAAACTAAAGCTAAAGTCGGTGCTGTTTATTGCGGATTTATTACAGGAGATAAATCAGTAACCGTTCAGGCATGTGGACTTAAATTTGAAAAGGGAAATCTTGCAACAGATTGGACACCAGCTCCTGAGGATAGTATATCGAAAGTAGATGTTGAATACTATCTTTCTACTTCAGCAACCTCACTATCAGGCGGAAGTTGGTCCACAACAGCTCCTACATGGGTAAATGGTAGGTACATGTGGTCCCGAACAGTAACTGTAGACGGTGCGGGTAATAAAACATACTCTCCAAATCAAAATGGAGTTTGTATAGCTGGAGCTAAAGGAGATACTGGGGCAAAGGGAGATAAAGGTGATAAAGGAGCCACTGGAGAAACTGGTCCACAAGGTCCTCAGGGCGGGACTGGACCTACTGGTAAAGGAGTTTCTTCTATTGTAGAGCAGTATTATAAATCCACATCCGCTACAGCATTATCCGGAGGGGCGTGGTCTACCACATATCCAGGATGGGAGAACGGAAAGTATATCTGGACCAGATCTGTTATCACTTATACTGACAAGAACACCGCAACCACTGCACCAGTTTGCGTTACAGGAACAAAAGGTAATACAGGAGCAAAGGGGGATAAAGGAGATACTGGACCTGCTGGTAAAGGAATCAGTTCTACTGAAGTGACGTATCAGGCAAGCATATCCGGCACATCCATACCTACAGGTACATGGGTTACATCAATACCGTCAGTTGCTGCAGGATCATATCTGTGGACGAGGACTATTATCACATATACAGATAAGACTTCCACTACTTCTTATGCCGTCGGTAAGATGGGAAACACCGGAGCGACTGGAAAAGGCATTAAATCTACATCCATCACTTATCAAGCTCACTCAAATGGTACGACAGCTCCGACAGGCACATGGACAGACTTAGTACCAACCACATCTGCTGAGAAACCGTATTTGTGGTCACGTACAATCTTGACCTACACAGACAATACCACTTCTACTACTTATTCAGTAGGATCCACACCAGATGGAGTACTGGAGGAAATACGAAAAGTTCTCAGATATGACAATACCAAAATTGTTCTGGGACAAGACGGTGAACCGACCAGTCTTGAATTAACTAATGAAGGTCTTACTGTTAAGAGCGACTCAGAAGATATTATTTCTGTAACAGGTGAAAATCGTGAGGTAACTTCCGACTATAATCCGAGTGGTGCTACTTTCACAAGACGATACGGTAAGATAATCAATGCTGATGGAACTATTATATCTTGTGGAAATACTGTTGCTGAAAATGATTATGAAATAGCTGAAATGGTTCAATATACTGGCACAGATCCGTTAATATCAGGACATGAAGCTGGTATTGACATTACTGCGAAAATAGCTGGCGTTGATAGTGGAACAAATGAAACAGCAACTAGTAAAGCTAGGATTAGTATGCATACTATACAAAATAGTAGAGCTTCGATAGTCTCTGAAATAAGCAGTTATGCTGACCATATACATTTTAGTGGTAAAGAAATAAATTTTTATCCAACAGTAAGCTTTGGTATTAATGGAGAATCAATAGGGTTCAAAGGTAAAGGTATTGGACTTTATCCAACGGAAGAACTTGAATTAGGCATTCCAGTTGTAACTGGTAATTGTAATACACTGACCAAAAGTTGTACTTGGTATCTCGGAAATGGCAGCACTAATCGACCGTTAGATCAGAACGGTTGGCTGATATCACGATCTTATTCAACCGATTATTGTCATCAAACATATATCACTAACACCGGAGGCATTTATCGACGAATGATGCGAGCTGGCAAGTGGAGCATATGGCAAGGTGGATACGCAAACGTTAAGAAATTATGGAGTGGCACTCTTTCAAAAGGTGGAAGTGTTACTGTTGCTAATTTGAATCTGTTTGACACTTTTATTCTTGGAACATCCAATGGTACGGCAATGTTAATCGGAACTCGGTACTACGATCCTAATAATAACAGAGGCACAACAGTTCTTTTTACAGCAGGGCATGATGACGGAACTACTAGCTATTTGTATAAAGCGACTACGAGTATGAGTGGAACGACTTTCAAATTAACGTCGTGCTCAGTTCATACGTTGGATCCCACCGGATGTGGTGGACACGCAGCTACGGTTAAATCGTTATATGGGGTGATGTGATGTTTGTACAATTGAATGAAGAGAATAGAATTATCGGAACTGCCGATGACAATTGCTTTCCGGAAGACACAATAGTAATTGAGTTTAATTTTCCGGAAGATTTTGATTTTGATAATCAATACGAATTCGAGATCGTTGATGGAAAACTGGTTGCATCTGAAAGTGAGGATGCAAAACGTTATCGTGAAGAGGCAGAACAGTTAGAAAAACGAGAAGAGTTCTTATCAACAGCACCGGCTACTTTATCTGATCAGGATGATGCAGTTTGTGCTCTATATGAAGAGAACCTGGCTATTAAGGAAACAGCGGCTGAACAGGATGATGCAATTTGCTACTTATACGAGCAGCTTTTGAAAGAGGGTGAGACCAATGGCAAATAAGGCTATACTCAATGCATATGTAAGAAGAATCAAGCGTGGTACAATCACTATTAACGATGTGCCGGAAGAGATCCGAGAAGAAGTAAGGGCAATAATAGAAGGAAAATAAAAGGAAAAAGCGAATGGAAATCAAGACCGAACAGGTCTTATTTTTGTGAGAAAATAGGAAAGGAAGATTAGAATGATGAATCAGATTATTACATTACTTTCGGCGGATTCTTTTGTAAGAATCTTGCTGGTTGCGGTAACTTTGGATACTATTTTAGGTGTTTTACGTGCAATTAAAGAGCATAAATTTAATTCCAGTGTCGGGATTGATGGGGCAATCCGGAAAACAGCGATGCTGACATCGACTGGCCTGCTCATGGCGATAGATGTGATCATGCATATAAATGTGCTGTTTATGGTTCCGGAAACATACATTAAAGTTCTCGGCATCAGCAAGCTTGGAATCTGTGAGTTTTTTTGTCTACTATTTATATTGTATGAGCTGGTGAGCATTTTAAAGAATATGACGTTATGCGGTCTGCCGGTTCCATCAGGTGTGAAGAAATGGATCCAGAAGTTTTTGGAAGATATGACAGAAGAACTACCGGAAGATGCTGTTAAAAACATTGAGATCAAAACAGAACCGAGAACTGAGGGCGAGTAAAACCGTCCTCTTGAAAGGAGAGATACTATGGCACATTTATTTATTATCGCTGGTCATGGCGCCGGTGATTGCGGAGCAGTAGGATATGGATATACGGAGGCAGAGCGTGTACGTGCGCTCGCTTCCAGATTATCAACTCTTGGAGGCGGAAACGTCACGATCGCTGACATGAACCGGAACTGGTATGCCGATAATGGTATTATGAGCCTCAATATTCCGAAAGATTGGCAGATTCTGGAATTACACATGGACAGCAATGTTCCGTCTGTAAAAGGCGGTCATGTAATTATTGAGGAGGGCTATAGTCCAGACAAATACGACACGGCACTGGCTAACTTTATCAGTTCATTCTTTCCAGGACGTGCCGAAAAAATCAAACCGAGAGATGACCTTGCAAATCCGTGGAGAGCAGCACAGAGGGGCTACAACTACAGACTACTGGAAAATGGCTTCATTACCAATTCTGGCGATCTGAACAAATTCAACGGTCAGATGGATGATCTGGCAAGAGGTATCCTTAATGCATTCGGCATCGCTACGGCATCTCCGGCAAAAGAGGATTCTGACGGTAAGGTAACATCTGGTGGAACATCTCAGGACTCCGTACAGCATTACGGTAAGGTATCTTACCAGTCACATATTCGTGACATCGGCTGGGCGTGCTGGCAGTCTGATGGTCGTATGTCAGGAACGACAGGACAGAACCGGAGAATCGAAGCGTTCCGACTTATTCCTGTCGGAGAAACAGACGTAGTAGTGCATATCAAGGATGTAGGCGATAAGGAATACAAGAATATCTCCAAAGGCACAATCCTTGGCACCACAGGACAGAACAAGCGTATCGAAGCAATCAAGATTACCGGCAAGGATACGCCGTACATCTACAGAGTCCACCAGAAAAACATCGGATGGACAGATTGGACATTCAACGGAAACTGGGCTGGAACAAAAGGAAAAGGATTGCAAATTGAAGCGATCGAGATCATGGCTGCTAAATTCCTTGTCAATCCACACGTCCAGAACAGAGGCTGGTTAGGAGAGAGAGCTTGCGAGAATATCATTGG